TCCGGCGCATACTCCGATGAACCTCGCTGACTGGACGTATGCAGAAACCACGGCGTTCGGAGAACGGCGGCGATCGCATTTGCCGCGAAGTAGTCGCGAAGCGACATGCCGGCGCTAGCTCGCGCGGTGGCCTCGATGTAGATCCGGTCGCGCTCAGCCGAATCGGTGACGCCTTCAACTGCCGCCGCGCCGACGCGGTGCACGAACTGATGGTCGTTGATCGGAAATGCCGGTCCGCCGTCGTTGATCGTTTCCATGTGGTCCCTCGAAGTTCTTGTTCGATGAAATGCAGGTATCGTCAGTGCGCGCATCACGCGCAGATCACCCGGACATGAACAGCGCTTCCTCCGGGGATTTCGACCTGTTGCTCGCCGTAGCGGGAGCGGTTGCTCAAACAGCGGCCCACGACCGGACGCGACGGATGGCTGCGCGGACCTGCGTGCGTCGTTGCTTGGCGTTGCCGGTCAGGTGCAGATCGTCGCAACCGAGCACGTATTCGTGCGTGTTGCAGTTCGGGCACGGCTCGTCGCCGCTGTTGTGAAGCGGGCCGCCGGGCTCGTCGCAGCTATCCAGATCCCACAGATAGCCATCGATGCAGCAGCCGTCTTGGTACCGGGCGCCGAAGTGCGATCCTTGGTATCCGCAGCTCATCTCGTCCCCCTGTGTGTGGTGTGATTGCCCGCCGCAGGTCAGATGGAAGTGCAATGGCTGATCGCCACGCATCCACTCTTGCCGTTCAGCCACACGACTGCCGTGTGGCCGCTCAGGACTTCGGCTGCCGTGCGGGTCGTGAAGGTCTTGGGCGGATCGCCGCGCACCTCGGAATATTCGACGGAGGCACCCACCTGTACACGGGCATTCCAATCGTCGGCGGCCTTCTGCGGATTCGGTCTGCGATTCATTTTTGAGTCTCCTGGCTGATCGATGGTGTGATTGCCCGCAGGGCGGGCGCGGTTGGTCAGGCCGGCTGCAATGCGTTGATCCGCGAAAGCAGATCTTCGACCTCGTTCCAGTCGAGACGGCCGATAACGTCGTCGGTGATCTCGGTGCCGTACTCCAGGCGCCACGAATCGCCATTGAATCGGATGACGGCGAGCTCCCACTGTCCGACGTCTCCGCCGTAGCTGAATTCGTGTTGCACAACGCTCGCTCCGAATCCGTTTTCGAAGCGGTAGAGTTTTTGCACTCCGCCATTCAGCAGCCGTTCCATGTGAGGTGTGAAGCTCATGCCTATCTCCTGATGAGATTGAAATGGGTCAGTCGGCTCGCACGATGTGCAGCGCGCGTGCGCGGTGATCGGCGCAGCTGCTGACGCCGGCGTTGCCCGGGCCGAGCTCTGCGCCGCAGGCGGAGCAATACGTCTGCGCGAAACGTGGCGCGACAGCTGCAAGATCGGCGGCTGCAATGCGGCGCGCGATTTCAGCCTTGAGGACGTCCTGGCAGGTGCTCCAGACCTCGTACACATCCTCGATATGGCCGCGGCGCAGCGCGGCGTCGAGCACGGCGATCTGCTCAGTCGAGAACGGCAGCACGTCGAACGTGACGCGCTCGGCGATCGCTTCGTTGCGCTCGTCGCGCGCCAGCGCGGCGTCGTCGGCCGCTGCCTGCAGCTGGTCAGCGTGTCGATCGACCCGCGCCGGCAGCTTGCGGACGTTGTTGTGATGGGTTCGAGGAGTGTGCATCGCGTCCCCCTGAATAAAGGATTGCTAATCAAAGTTCAGTCTTGAACTGCGACGCTGCGTGCGCAGCTCTCACTGGTGACGCCTCAGAAGAAGAACCGCCACCGGTCAGAGCTGTTTCTGGACAGTCTCATGGAGCCGGGCCGGCGCTGATCTCCGGCTTCGGGACTCTGACAACTACGCCAGGTGCGCATCAGCCTGCGCATTCCGGCTCCATGAGACTGCATCACTCGCGCGCCCGGCTACTCCCGGCCGTGCCGGCTCCGGGCCGCGCGAGGGTTGTGCCGATTACAAAGCCATCGGTCACGTGGTGCTGGCTGTCTTGTGTCAGGTCCGTTCAAGCCTGCAAGCGGTAGCCAAACATCGGCCTAGCGCGCTGCGCCTGTCCTGACTCACGGCGCTGATCGCGCCGGCCGGTTGCTCCGCTGAAGCGGTCCCGGCTTACCTTCGGTTGTTAGAGAGCGATCCGCCTGGGGCGGTGGTGCGGTGGCGGTGCCGCGTTGAGATGAATATTAGGAGGCTAATTGGCGTGTGTCAATAGAAAGCTAATAGTGCCACGCGCGAAATTTGTAACAGCCTCGATTCGTCCATGCTAGAAGCTCGCAAGGAACCGGCCATGACGCCCCAAGACGCGGTGACGCTCTTCGAGCAGTTGAACATTGAAGGGAGGGCGCCAGTCTTCGTTGACGATACATGTGTCGGGTTCGCCGACTGGCTAGCCAGCGCGTGGGATCGCCTGAGTGATGATGAGATCGCGCGCTATTGACGTCGTGGGTGCGACGCTCTGGCGGGAGGAGTTGAGGCGGCGTCGGAAATGAAAAGCCCAGCTCGCGGCTGGGCTTCCAAACAAAATCGCGAGGCGTTCGCGCGTTTCAGAATAGGTATTAACATGCACCAGCTTGTTTTGCGCCGTAATCCGCCTGACTGGCTGTGTATCCATCGCCGGCTTCCGAGGAAAGCTGATGTATCAAGCCCTTGCATGAAAATCCCTGCATGGCTAGGTATTGCTTAGCAGATCGCACTGCCTGCTGATTCCAATCAACATTAAGGCTATCAACTGCAGCAGTAGCATCAGCCACGTCAAATCCATCTCCAGCATCGGATGAGAGTTGATGAATTAGCCCATTCCGCGAGAAACCCTGCACACTGAGATACTGCTTTGCCGATCTGACTGCGTTATTCTGAGGTGCAGTCAATCCAGTATCCCGGACCGTGGCGGCTTCGGCCGTTGCCGCCTCAGGAGCATTCGCTGTGCGAGTCGTAATATCGGTGTCCGTTGTCGGCAAGTGGAATGTCAGATAACCGCCAACTATGATCGCGAGCGTTGCGGCTGCTGCATGTCCCCATACGTATTTCTCACCAGACCTTTCGGAGCTATGGGACGATTTCGAGAAAAACAAGATCACCCACGACACAAGCGGACTGATTAGGATTGACATTAGAAACCAGAAACCCTTGCTTTTTCCTTTGTGAGATGCATAAGACGCCACAATGAAGTCAAGCACAAGTATGGTCACAAATCCCCAAATATTCATGTTACCCCTCGGTCGTTTTTGTTTCAGTTTCCACCTGCCCATCCTGAGCCAGATCGGTAGATCACTTCGCCCATGATGGATACTGAATCCAGGTGTTCTTGCGTTATAGTCTTGTCCGGATACTTCCCCGAATTGATCGAGTGTAGCGTGATCGATCCTCCGGCCTGCTTGAATATCTGCTTCACAAGCGGCTCGCCCTCGAAATAGATCGCGTAAACCTTGCCGTCCCGGATGTGATTCTTCGCCGTGTCGACCATGATCATGTCGCGGTCGAATAGGTACGGCTCCATGCTGTCGCCGTGCACGCGCACGAGCTTGCAGTCCTTGGGCTTCGAGCCGAGCGCCTTGAAAAAGCCGATGTCGAACGGTAACGCCTTCTTCTGCCGTACTTCCCACTGAATCAAACCGGTCCCCGCACTGAATCTGTAGTCGTACCTGTCCATCCAGACTCGGTTATCGTCTGGAGGAAGGTCGTCCGGGTGTTCCCACACCAGAACGTTCCCTTGGTCTTCGGGAATTTTATGTTGCCCGACCACGCGTTCGCGCGGCCCCTTTCCTGTCTCAAGCCAGTCTGCGGAGACGCCTAGCACGCGCGCTAGCGCGGCCAGATGTTTGGAGCCCTGGTTCTTCCCGGATTCAATCTGTCCGATGAGGCCTTGGGACACGCCGACCTGGCGAGCGAGCGCCTCCTGAGACAGCTTGGCGTCGAGGCGCGCCGCTTTGACGCGCGATCCTAAAGTTTCCATGGACGCGAGGATATTAGAAAACTCAAATAGTTTGCTCTTGACTTGATCCATTAGGATGCTAATATCGCCTCATGAACTGGAAATCACTGATCCGCGATCTGCTGGACGCCCACTGGACTCAGCGAGCGATCGCCGAGCACATCGGCGTTACACAGGCTTCCATCAGCCAAGTCCTTAGCGACAAGGCTGGGTCTCAGCGTGGCTTCCGCTTTGAGCCGGGCCAAAAGTTGGTTGAGCTCCATGCGCGCATATGTGCTCCGGCAAAGGAGGGGGCGTGAAGCCAGTCTCCGATATCACCGATCCGCCGCCGCAGCCGACGCGTTCACCGCGCATCACCGATCGCCAGGCCG